TCTTCCGGTGCAGCCTCGGCAATTTCAGCGCCAAGCACAATAGGTGATTTAATCTGCCCCCAATGCTGACATTTGTCACAGACGCCGGGGTTGTTTTTGTTAAAGACTTCACAAGTGTACGGACCTTTAATTAACTTAACTTTATTTTCGGTCTCTTGTATAGAATAGTTTGGGTGCCCTTTAGATATCTCATGTACGGCTGTGTCGCTGTCTATGCAATAGGCTGCAATGGATAAAGCGCCGCGCCAAAGCGGTTCTTCCAAACTTTCTTGGTTATCCATCGCATGTTTTATCTGAGCACACCCCTCGTTGTTCTGAGTTTTTAGCCAGATAGTCTGGAACCGAGACTGTCGGTTACCCATCAAAGCTTTGGTAAGTTCGTTTAAATTGCTAGTAGCATAATCAGGCGCTTCTCCGTCTGTGTCGGATACACCTAATAAAGTCTTAAACGCTTCAAAGTCTACTGGTTGCGAAAGGTGCTGTAGCTGAACTTGCGCAGGGGGGTCGGGTTTATAGTTTAGGGTCTCAGGTATTCTTAAGATAGATGCTGCGTCTGATGTACGAGCGGGGTCGGCTTCGAGGTTGTAATCAACACAAAGTTTCTTTAGCTTCTCTGCTACCCGCTTCCAATCAAGTCTAGGGACAGCCGATATTAAGGGCCAATAGACATGCAGTCCGCGCCCTGAATTAACAATAGTCGGCTTTGGAAGTCCTAATGTTTTACAAAAGTTGAGCAGGGCTAAAGCCCCATCAGCCTGATCCGCATAGGGTTTTCCTTCTCCGCAATCGATATCAAGCCAAAACGACTTAATATTTTTTACGTTATCTGCTGTCCGAGTAGAAGGCTTTTCGTACTTTGAGCAAGCAAAATAGACGTCATAGTGCTTCGTTAAGAGGGTCTGTATTTCTTGATCTGCTTCTACCAAAGTCTGCACAAAAACCTGTTTTGGCAGTCCTTTTTTCTTTAAGCCAACAATACAGTACCACCCCTCTGTGGATAGCACCGACGACAATAGGTCTGTTGTAGCCATTCCTAATCCAAGTGGACTTTAGTTTTAAGTTTCGCAATGACTTCCTCAATCTTCTCAATCTGTTTTTTGCGAGGCATTTCTTGACCTTTAAACCATTTGTATACGGTCATACGGCTTACGCCGAAGAACTGTGCTGCGTCCGAGACTGGGATATCTTGAGCAATACACAACCTCCCCAGCATTACACCGGGGTGGGTTGCGATTGCGCGTTTGTTAGTTTCTATTAGCCGAAACGAGTAGCCGCGTGTTTCTGCCATACTTACTCATCGTCGGTAGACCACTCGTTAAGGACATCAGCAAATTCTTTCTTAGCTGCTGGCTCAACATTTTTCTTGGCTGTTTTCTTGATTGGCTCGGCTATTTCGGCGTCTGCTTTTGCTCTGCCCACGATTTCATCGCCAGAAACTAATTTATATTTAGATTCTTTCTTAGGCTTAGCACCGTCAGTTTGTGTCGGGGTTTGCACGACTGCAGACTTAGCAGCGGGGCTGTTGCCTTTTTCTTTAGCAATTGCCCACTCTTCACGCTCCAAGAACCTGACCGGCTTAAAGGTTAGCTTAGGAGTTGCACTGTCCGAATCAAACTTCATCTCGGTAACGAGGGTGTTGATGTTCTTACCTTGCGACCCTACATACTTAGCGTATTGCTGGAAGGGCATCTTATCCAAATCGCCTCGACCAAAAATTGAAGTAGAAGGCAGCGTTAACTGAAATACGTCCCCGTTTATATCGCTCTCAAGAACGACAGCAAGCCTTTGTTGAAACCGGCAAGCGCGAGAGTCACCTGAACCAGATCCCTTGATATTCTGAGGACACCCATCACAGGTCTTATTTTGGGCAGACTCGATGCTTGGGTCGGGCGTAATACCGTCGTTCGACCAGCAGTCGGGTGCAACTGATTCTCCAGCAACATAGGCACCAGCGTAGAATTGCCGTGATACATGTGGGTTACCGTTAACAATAACTACATTCATTGCACGGTTTTCGTTCTTAGCGATCTCTTCGCCGTTAACCATCATGCGAAACACACCGCCACGAATAGAGACTCGTTTAAGTGCCGTGTTACCAGCTAAAGACTTAGTTAAGTCATCAAGCTCGACTTCCTTAAGATAGTCAGGAAGGTTTTGGTTAAATAAAGCAATATTACTCATTATTTTCTCCTAATGGTGAAGGCATACTCTTGATCCACATTTAAACCCGGTGGATGCACTTCGGGGTTTTCTTCTAAAAATTCACGCATATTTGTTTGGCATATGCGCTTCTCCAACAATTCCATAGCGCCATGCTCTTGCATGAAACCATAGAAACTTTCCCAATCGTTAGTCCAATATCGATTTTTAATGGTGCGGTAAGCAATACCATGTGGGGTTTTAAAACTTGTAGCCCCAGTTTCTTTCGATATCTCTAACAACTTGTGCTTTAGCACGCCCATCTGCTCGTCAAGGTCGGCAATCTTAGCCTCGTACTCGCGTGCAAGTTCTAGTTTTGTGTCTCGTATTTTGATGTAAACAGAGACGATTTTATCTATGGCTTTATCCATATATGTCCTCTTGGTTGTTTTTTACTATTCTATCTAAAAACTGTACTTTGTCAAGTATCTAATTCTTTTTTGTACAAATCAATTATCTTAGTGTGGAAATCTAATTTGCTTTGCAACATCGCATACAACTTTGTTTCTACAGGACTGCCCTCGATATGCACTACGGTTACAGGATTCTTTTGCCCTTGTCTGTGTGCACGCGAGTTAGCCTGCAGGTAAGTCTCAATGGAAGTCACTGGGGCATACCATATGACGACGTTTGCAGCAGTCAATGTTACCCCATGTGCGGCGGCTTGTGGTTGTATTAATAGAACTTTGGGGTTAGGGTTTTCCTGAAAGCGTTTGAAGATGTCTGTGCGTTTATTGACACTTACAGAACCGTTAATAACTTCAGACTCTATCCCTTGTTTGGTGAGGTATTCTTTTAGTAGATTAATAGTGTGAGTAAAAGGTACAAAAATCAATACCTTATGTGAAGCTTCTTCAACTACTTCCTGAATTACCTTGAGACGGTTTGAGACATCAAATTCAATTACGTTACCGTTGTCGGTGTAGACCGCACCACCTGAAATCTGTAGTAATTTAGTCAGGCTTGACGCTGCGTTCACAGCCGATACTTCTTCTCCAGCAGCGGCAATAAGCATATCTTTCTTTAACTGACGATAATATTTCTCTTGCTGCGGGGTCATAGGGACATACCGAGATGTGTAAAGCATTTCCGGCAAGTCAAGGCATTCCTCTTTCGTATACCGTATGGCAGGCTGAAGCAAGTCATGCACGACTTCGTTTGCTTTCGGTTTTGGGATCCATTTAAACCTAGTGAGTTGATACATAACAGTATCTCTAAAACCACCCAAGGTCATCGGCGCTCTTTCGGGCACACACAATTTAACGAGTCCGTAGGCATCAAGCGGAGACTGCGCGGCAGGTGTGCCTGTCATCATCCACAACCATGTGGTTGGTTGGACAATATCTCTCATTATTTTAAAGCGTTGAGTGCGAGAACTTTTGTAAGCATTTGCTTCGTCAATAATAATTAGGTCAAACTTTCCATTCTTGATGTCGTCTTTTACAATCTCTACCCCATCAAAATTAATAATGACGTAATCTGCCCCACTATTAATGATTTCGGTTCTTTTTTGTCTTGTCCCATAAGCAACGTCTACATGCCTGTGGATTGCAAACTTAAATAGGTCTGCTTGCCATGCGGATTGCATAATAGATAGGGGACAGATAACCAGCACCCGACGAATAGCCCCAATCTTTATTAAGTAGTCAGAAGCCCATATGGCAGACGCTGTTTTGCCGGTACCCTGTTCGTTAAAGCAAAATGCTCGTTTATGTAGAGTCAAGAATGACGCGGTTTCCCGCTGATGCTCCATTGGCTTATACAAACCGGGCCAATCGTAGTCACGCTGAATTGGGGATGGTACTTTTTTAATCCGTAATTTACGCAAAGCTTGCGCTTCAGATAGCCCCCAATTGACAGCTACCTCACTGACTTCTCCTTCTTTCTGAACAACTTTGCTTTTTTTAATTGTTTCTGTAATACGGCTAGGAAATTTAGTCTTAACCAGCAGTATCCGATCATTTATTATTTGCACGCTTCTTTTCCCGTGGACTGACTTCTGAGATTAACTTTTGTTTTGCATCACGATCAAACGAACGATTGCTAGCCGCCGACGTAACTTTTAAACCGTCTTTATGCGAGCCGCCCTTAGATAATGCCTTAACGTGATGTACATCCTTGCCATCTCCTTTACTAACTTTGCCAGCCTTTTCCATGATTCGCCGTGCTCGGTTACGCTCAGCACGCTTCTTCTTAACCATTTCGGTGCCATCATAATTCTCGTATTCTTGTTTATAGTTGCGGTCGGCTTTGTTTGCGTAAGGCATAATAATCTCCTAGTAAGGTTTCCCAAATTGTGGAGTATTTTTGATACTCAAGTCAAGTGTCATTCTTTTACCTTATAAAACTTCTTAGATCCGATGCGCACTATGTCAGCAATACCGTTCTCAACAAACCTATGCAAAACACGGGCTACTTTGTTATCACTTACGATCCATGCCTTTGCAATTGTCTTAGCTTGAACAGGAGTTTTTGGGTGCGAAAGTAGATACTTCCACACCTTCTCTTCAAACTCGGTCATTTCAACTGCCACTGTTTTTCTCCTTTTATAATCGAGTACCATTACCTTTGTTGCGATTCGCACAAGGCCACACTTGCTTCAACGCATCGGTAACTAACATGTCTGCGGTCTTATGGCGTATGCCGGGATTAGCCTCAAGGTAACTCTTAACGACATCCCTGACCTGACCGTTAGTTACA